GGCCAAGCAAGTCATTAGGTTTGTCGAAGATCGTTTTTGGGCGATTAGCCTCTATATGATCTACAATAATTTCGGGGTTATTTTTAACCAACCCGTCTCCAAACACCGAGCCGCGATAGCGGTTTTGGTTGAATGAACCAGGTTTCGGCGAGCCGAAGATCTTAGATTTCTCTTGGATCGAAGCTTTAGAAGCCGTTAGAAATTCCCTCAACTCGAATCTCCTTTTTGGGAGCTTCGGAGGTTGAGGCAGACCTGCAAACAAGTTTAAGACATCAACGTCGTCCATCTGTTCTAGCGTGTCTGAGTTTTGCACATTCCGGAGCTTAGTAAAGCCAGGAAGTGTACTAAAGAACTCAATCATAGGCCGGTAACGTCGTGGTACGAGGGATATGCCAGAGAGTCCGTATTGACGCACTGCCCCAAATGGGTCAGTATCTACTTTAATCGGAGAACCTTTGAAAGATTCCCAACGACCGTGTACATCAACCTTTCGCCCAGCAAATTCAGCAATCTTCATCCCCATAAGGGATTTCGACATGGAGATTTCTACTCCTAACTCACCCATAATTTCAAGGTAGCGACTTGCTAGCTTGCCATCAGAGATGACCACGTCATCTCCACAGGTAATGAAGTTTTCTTGACTTCCGCCAATGGACCTAATTAAAAGTGTGTGTGTTAGACTGAAACAGGCGAACGAAGGCGCAAGCCCCATCGGTTGTCCCTTTTTGTAACGAACTTCCCCTAATTGCTTAGGAAGAACCCAACTGGACCGTGATACAGCCTCAAAAAGGTTTATATCTAATCCTAACGTTGGGAACAAACTTCTTAGAACTGCGACTTGCAGATCCAGAGGAAAATTGTCTGTTGCACTTGAGAGATCGATTGACCAAAGATGTTTCCCCTCTTTAAGCTGATTAACGATCCAGCTCTCGGAGGCATCTTGGTCGTGTACACATGATTCAGGTAAAGTTTGAAGGAAACTGTTACAAGCATTCTGCAACCGCGAGAGCACAAGTTGTAAACCTATTAAAGGGTTCGCAATCTGTCTAACCTTCATACCACGGTCTTTCGTAAGAAAGG